TCCACCATAATTTTCATAGATACATTTAGCTGCTGTTGGTCTAAAGTTTGATACTGATTGTGTTCCTGAGTATATTTTTAATGATTGTCTTAATCTGTTTTCAGTGAACTTATTATTTTCTTGATTTTCTTCACCTTTAAAGTGTTTAGTTGACCAGTTCCAAGTTTTTTTTATGGTTGATTTAAATTTATCATCATCATGAAATATATCCCACGGAGTCATCTTTGCGTTACCACATTGAATATTCCAAAAATGAGGAAAATATGACCACGCCAACCTTAAACAATGCATTGTTTGAATAATTTTATCACCATCTAGTATTGTGTTTACATCAAACTTTTGAAGTTTTTTCATGTGTTGATGTTTTTCTTCTTCACGAATTGTGTAGTGTGGAAATCCATATTTTCTATAATACTTAAATATGATATCAATGCCATAATCAATGTCAATATTTCTAATATTGTTTGTGACTCTATCAAATTCTAGTTGCAAGTCATCATACTCAAGAAACTCACCAAGAACATTGTAGTTAACTTGACTTTTCATCAAAATTGTCTGCCGTAGTTGATGTTGTCCAATAACCTTCCGGTACTTCTATATATGTTGGATATTCCATTATTTTTTCCTCTTTGTTTTTCTTTTAGTTTTTTTCTTTTCTAAACCTAAAAGTTGTTTTCTCGTTGGAGCCTTACCACCAACATAAGCTTCATTATAATCTTTTGTAGTTGGATCATCAGCTTTATATCTACCTTTTTTAGTTCTAGCTCGTTTTGGTTTTTCATCTGTCAGTGTAAAGTCTTTAAGACTTATCATGTCTAATATACCATCACTTATTTCTTTTATTGCTTTTCTTACTGTTTCACCTATTGTCATTTCTTTTCTCCCGTAAGTGTTTTTTGTATAATTCTTTTACATCACTCCGTTCCTCTAAAATTCTAGCCCATTCAAGTGATGGTATTTGTTCTGACAACCACATGTCTAAGTAATCTTTTGGTTTCATTCTACTCATTCATTAAATCCTCATATCTATTGGATAACATTTTTTTCATTAAGTTATCACGATTGTCTATTTTAGTTTGTTGTTCTTTTCCACCAACACTACTACTCTCGTAGATGTTAATAATACCAGTATTGGTGTTTACTTTTGCAGGATAAGTGATACCATCAGGACCGAATCTGTTTTTAATAACATGAAATCTACCTGTGTTACCTATCTTGTCCTCTACTTTTCTTGATAACGACATCACGAAATCAGCCGTCATCACTTTTTGATATGACTCAGATACTTTTGTAGCCTCAATCACATCTTCATCTAATGCTGAACGATTAGCCTGTGAAGCTGTCCATATTGGAATATCAAATTCACCAGCCAATCCTCTCAAGTCTTCATAAATGTTACCAAGTGCATGTCTTACTTCTCTTGAACCACCAGTATCTTTCAATATGTCAGCATAATCCACAACCACCATATCCACCTGTGTTCCGAGATTTATAATTCTTTTTAGATGAGCTGACAATGTGTTCACACTAGCAGTTTTTGTTGGAAAGTATTTAATAACTAAATCACCTTTAAGTTTTTCCATTTCTGATTGAACATCTTCTTTATGATATTTAAGATTTTGATTTGCAATACCTGTAAATATTGAATCATATCTTAAACCAACATAAGATTCATTTAACTCAAGTGAATAATGAACTATATGTCTTCCTTTTTTCATTGAGTTAGCACCAATTGCAGCCAACACCCAAGTCTTACCGACACCAGCGGGTGCGACAATCACACCAAGTTCTCCACCACCTAAACCACCTTGAGTTAATTCATCAATCACTTCCCAACCAGTTGGAACTGTTGTCCTTGCTGTTTCTGAATACCTATCTTCAATGTGTTCTACATATTCATGTCCAATATTTCTCTCAGTACCAGCTCTTAAAGCATCATCTACAATAACTTTAATTTGTTCATAGTCACCTTTTGATTCCAATATTTCAACCGATTGTAAGATAGCACTTTTTAATGTTTGATTTTTAAAAAAGTCAAGTGATTTATCTTGTATGAAATCTAAATCAGGTGCTTCCATATATCTAAAAACCTCTTTAAGATTTTCAACTATAGATGTTTTTAATACATCATTTTCAACTTCATTAGTTTTTACTTTAAATACATCAAGTGTCATACATTTTCTATATTCATCAAAATATTTTTTACACTCCTTTACAATCCATTTTAATGAATCACTATCATAATTCTTTTCATCAAGTATGTCATGAATCTGTTCAAGAAATGTTTGATTTTTCATTAGACATGCAATTGATTTAACTTGAAATGTATGTCCAAAATCTGTTAATTTATCCATTTAATCCTCTAAATCTATCTAATCTGGTAAACTCCATAATCCATGAATCAAGGTTTTTTATACCAGATTGTAATTTATCCTTTAAAAACATTGTTTGAAATTTATATTTAACTAATTGTGGGAGTTTACCATTAACTGCTCCTTGTATCTTCATCTTTGTATGATTTGGTATGTCCACTTTATTTAATTGCATTAGTAAATAATTTCTTTTAATAATATTACTACTTTTTTTTATATTTTCCAAGAGTTTTATTTTAGAATCTGAATTATTTACAAAATTTAATAAATCCATAGCCGTAAAATCTTTATCTTCTGTAATTTCAGGTATGTATTTTATCAATGATTTCAAACCAGCACCTTGAACTCCATTAATATTATCTGATTTATCCCCATCCAAGATTCTATACGTCAACATATTTCTTGATGGTATTCCAAACTCTTCCAAAACTGATTTTTTGTTGTAAAGTTTCTTTTTTGTAGGACTCCACACTTTCACTCTGTCATCTACAAGTTGAAGAAAATCTTTATCTGTAGACATTAATATACAATCACTCTTCGGTAATAGTTGTTGAGATATGTAAGACATTGTATCATCAGCTTCGATACCATCTACACATATTAAGGTTAAAGGTAATTGTTCCAAGTATTCAATCAACCTACCCATTTGTTGTTTCATAGATTGTTGTTCATCTTGAGGAGCTGTTCCCCAATCCACATTACGATTCAATCTTCTTTTTACTTTACGAGTAGCTTTGTACTCTGGATATATCTTTTGTCTTCTACCACTACCATTCTTACCATCAAATACAATTATACATCTTGATGGTTTTAGAATGTCACAACTATATCTAACTGATTTTAGAAACCCAACCAAACCACCAACATGTAGCCCATCATCGTTAATAGATGGATTAACTGCGAATGACCTGATAAATGTATTCAGGCCATCCACAATCAATACTCTGTCATTTAGATGTGTTACTGATTTATGAGTGTCGTCTTTGGTTTGCTCTAAAAAAGATATAAACTTTTCATTTAAATCAACTTTAGAGTTCATCCACAGGCTCCTCTGTTTCAGTTACGTCATCGATACCAAGTTCCTTAGAATCATATTTAAGAATACAAGCTTCACAGATTTTATCGTAACAATAGTCTTTTAACTCTTGATTAGAGTTCATCAATTCCTCAAAATCTTTTGATTGAAATTTGTGTTCTTTTATAAGTTCTCCAGTTTCGGTATCCACATGTTGTAATGTGTACCAAGCACCACCAACTTTTACAAGTTTGTGTTCTTTCATTACGGTCAACCAACTATCGTAGTCTGCAATACCACTATCAAAATACAATGGGAACTCTGCAGTTCTCATTGGAGGACCTAATCTGTTCTTAATCACTTGTCCTTTGATTTTAATACCTATAGTATTCTTACTACCATCTTTGATTTGTCCCATGTTCTTGAATCGAACACGAGTCGATGAATGGAATGGAAGAGCCTTACCACCTGATGTAGTCCAGGGGTCTCCAAACATTAC